TATTTCATTCCTAAACGTAAAATCAAAAGTAGAAATACCATCTGCTAAACATATGCCTTGCTCATAAACTAAGTCAGTAAAAGAATTACACTCTATCCTAAAATTTGGATTCGGTAATTGAGGGTATATGCCTGTAGGGATTGGTAATATTTGTCCTGCCTTAATTGATATAGGTTTACGAATACATGCTCTGAGGTGAAAAAAAGAATCAAGGGGGGTATCTTGATTAAACCCCCACTCAATACTATATTCTTTTTCAAGCTGTTTAGCTATGGTGCTCTTTTCAATTTTGATGTTACAAATTTGAAAGTCTTGCAAGAGGCTCGTCTCCTTCTTTACCTGCACATATAGCGTCTATACAGTACGCTTTTAGGTTAATTAGTTTTTCGTTTCTAATTAATTGTTCTTTACCCGCATTTAAGTTTTGAATATATTTTGATCTACCCTTAATAGGTAAAGCAGTAAGCAAGTTATCTAAGGTGTTGTACTCTTTAGCAAGAGCCTGCGCTCTCTTTGGCCCTATTCCTTCGATACCTAAAATATTATCAGATTTATCTCCTTCAATGATTCGTGATAACATATACAAGTCAGGAGTAATCTCAAAATCATCCTCTAAGGTTTGAAGTGTGATTTCTTTTCTACTGAAAATATTAAATACTGATACGTTATTGTCAATCAATTGATATAAGTCGCGATCTGAAGAAACAATCCATGTATGGTCATATCTATCAGAAATGTTCTGCGTAATCCAAGCAAGAATATCGTCGGCCTCAACCCCTCTAAATTTTAGAACTTCTTCATCTAGTTCTTCTGGGAGTGCGTTAAGCACTGCAAAGAAGCTTTCATATTTTTTAATCTCTTCTTCATCTTGTGGTTTTTTACGTGTACCCTTATATTCATCATGCATATCCATACGATAGTACGATTTACCAAAATCAAAACAGACGATGGTACGAGTAGCTTCATAAGATTTTGCTAGTGATTGGATTGTGCGTACAAAGTCGTCTCCAAAAGAATCAAAGTTAGGACGTTGTAGCCAACGATAAGATAGGTTGTTAGCGTCAATAATTAGTAGATTGTTGTAAGTTGAGTAGTCTGGCTCTTGCAAGTCTGCAAGGTCATTCCAAGATTTTGTCATAGTTATCTCCTATATTTATAAGTAACTATATCAATTTATTAACAATTAAGCAAGGTTAGTTTGTTTTTTAACAGACATAATCCAGTCATCAAGTTTTGTAATTTTAAAGTGACATCCAAAAGATTTTACTTCAACATAAAACGGCACTTCAGTATCATCATCAAATGCGACAAAGTCTTTTGAACGATTCCATCTAAAGATAAGAAGAGGTTTCTTCTTCATCACTTCCGCTTCTCTAACTGTTTGTTTCCAAAATTGAAGCATATCTGTAGTTTTAGAAGTTAATAAGTTATTCCACTCGATATTTTTGTAGTGTTTACATTCGATAGCGTAGGGCCACCAAGCAGTGTCATGAGGTGTCCAAATATCCCCTTTTAAATAATCTATAGCACCAGATAAAGGTACTCTTCTAAATTCTTTATTAAACTCGCTTGAAAGTCTTGTAGCTATTTTTTGTTCATAAGCTGAACCTTTAGCTTTACTTTTATTATGTGCCATTCATATCCTTTATCACTTTATCGGCAAACATCTTATTTTCTTTGTCAGATAAGTGATTTGTCGTTTTTACGTGTTCTTTTTCGTAGTCATAAGGACCAGAATTTATTAAGTATGATTCTAACCCAAAATAATATTCATTGGAATACTTATTTATATGTTCATGATAGCGAGGATAAATATTTCTATATAATAGATAATCGCAAGGTAAAGAGGAAATTAAGTGTTGTAAGCACCAAGATTGGTATTGTGCTGATAGTCTATAAGAGCTACTCATCAAATATTTTTTCATCTGTTCTATTTGATAATTACGTAACTGAGATGATAAATTACCAGAAGTTATAGTAGGAGACTTAGAGAAAGGTGAATATTCGATTTCGTCTATGTTTTGTCTGAAATCTTCTATAGAAACTGGAAAGGAAAATTCATCATCATCTATCTCAAAACGTTCAGCAGCAGTTAATGATATGATAACAAAATCATCAGGACTTAGAGTGCTTAATGCGTGCTGTAGTTGAAAACATATAGCATAATTACTACAACCCACTATAGCAAGATTTACTAATTCTGAATCATAGAAATCTGAAACTATACGAGGCCAATGCTTAACCCCTGTTCCATAACTAAAACTTTCACCACATACTATAAGCTTGTTCTTTTTAGATCCAGTGTCACGCAATGGAATCCTCCGCTTATAATTCTATCATGCCTTAGTTCAAGAGGGATAGTCTCAATACCAAAATAGTTAAGTCTTTCATGAATTTGTGTTTGTTTCTTATCTACAATAGCAAGATTCTCATTGATACTGAGGAGATTCATACCAATCCACTCACTAGCTCCCCATGGAAGGCCTAGGGGAGGCGTAGTCGGGCCTACACACTCATTAATCCATATCTTATCCCACTTCTTAAATAATTCAGGTTCGTTTTCGGGGGTCACCCTATCGGCATTATATAACACAAGACCTTCTCTAATAGGGACAATAGTACTATCAAGGTGTGCGTAAGAATAAAGATTTTTTGCTAAATGTACCTTATAAGAATCGCCAAGAACTCGTTGTAACCACTTAGCTCCATTTTCGTTACCTGTATTCGATACTTGATAAAGTATATCATTATTCACTCGAACACAATTAGCAGCTTCAAAAAGTATTTCTTCATTGTGTAATGAAGGAACACCTTTAGTATCTTCCTTGTAGTTTTCATCATAAAGCAGTGGGACAGGTGCTTTAATCCAATTATAACCTTCATTCCAAAGCTTCGTAAATATATCTCTATAGGCCCAAGTTTCAAACTGTCTATTCCAAATAGGAGATGGAGTTTCAATGAGTGTGTCACCTACAACGAGAGTTAAATCTCTAGGACAATGATAATGCCAATTCTTTCCGTGCCATGTAGGAGATTTAGTTTCAGCTGTAGCATAGGTAGTATCAGGACGGTGAACTACAACTCCCAAATTTTTAAGTACATCTGATAAATTCTCTAAGTCTTCATTTTGTTCTTCAATAATTTGATCTGGGTAAAAACCAGTAAACTCTTTGATAAAAGACTCTTCATACTCAGGAAATTGACATTTCATTGTGCTGATATTAGGAATAGAAATAGTAGAGTAGTCAGCAGTTCCTACAATGATTTCCTCTAACGGGTCCCAGTCATTATTACATGTCAAAAGTCATTCTCCCATCCCAGAGTCTTGAAAAGCAAAGACGATTAGTGTCTCTACCTCTATTGTACTCAGGATATTCATTAGCTGTGTCTAAACCAAAGTAGACACATTTAGTTTTCTCTAAATTGTATAATTTACAGTATAGGTCTTGTTTAGGTGCGTATTTATCGTATATATACATTGGACTAAATTCTTGCATTAGTCCAAGCCCAAGATATACGCTACACATATTGATGTAATTATAGTATGGTTCGTTGATAACATATAAAGGATCTTCAAACATTTCTTTTTGTAGTCTTATACCTATCCTGTAATTTTCCACAGGAAAAACTTTTGATAAAGAAGATACCACGTATTCTATGCAGGGATGAGATAAATCAATTTCTATTTCCGTAGCTATATTGATATATGCTAAATCAAGAAGCACTGGAATTTCTTTGTCATCACATTCTGTAAGTATTCGCTCTAAGTTTGGATATAAATCACAAGTATCAGAGAACGGAGCACTTATAACCAGCACATCTCCTGATTTTAATTCGTCATCTTCTAACCAATCAAAGCGCATAGAAAAATACATAGATTTAATCATCTGATGATAAAAATACTCGCCACGTGCTAGTCTAAGTCTATTTTTATTCCTATATCTGGTATAAAAATGAGCAAATGACTCTGTTGTGCCTTGGGTAAAACAGGCATGTTTATACATAGATAAACCATTTAGTTTGTGTGGGTCAGATAAAAAATATTTAAACTGACTAAAATAGTCCTGTTTTATACTTTCAAAATCGTGGTACGAACTATTAACAGCATATTTCTGAACTAAATAGTCCCGCATATAAACAGTGTCACTATCGTAAACACTATAAGCGCCTCCAAAAGGTTTATTTTTATTATCAGGAAGATTTGTATATCGAGCCATTAAGAGTTGAGAAATCCTGAAACTTGAAGAGAATAACGATCTTCTAGACCTGCGTTTGCTGCTAAGTGAAGAACGGTGGAATCCCACATATAACCAGTATTTGCTTTCCAGTGTGTAACTACTGTGTCATTAAACTGAAGAAAGTGTCCTGCCTTCCAATCTAACAGTTGTAGATTAGCTCGAACTTTTATTCTTTCTTCCTTTGGAAATTTCTTATTAATCTGATAAAAAGTATCACGGTGCATAGGGTTTGTCATGCCAGGGGGTTGTTTTATAATAGATACTGTAATTGCTTCTATACCTAATTGATTACCTAAGTTTGTGTAGTCTATTTCACTGTTATCAAAAAATTTCTGATAAAACATAGTGTTATAGTGCGTTAGAGATTTTGGAAAGCCACCAATTTTATCATGAATATCTTTGAGTTCTACTTTTTGATGCCCCAAACAGTCGTGCTCAAACTGCTCCCACTCAATATCGTAGATAAAATCAAAATCATAATTTATCTTTACTTCTTTAAGAAACATTTAAGACTCCCATGAGTGCTGTCCTTTTTGTTTAAGACCGAATTCTAAATATGTGTTAATTTTAGCAAGGCTGTCTTTAGATAGCTTTAACAATTCATTTACAAAAATTATATCAATATTGTTATTACTTGCCAAGTTCAAATAATGATTTCTTAACTCCTTATCGTTAGGTAGAGAGTATATACTTAGCATAATCACATTTTGCCTCTTATTAATCATATCTTCTAGTATAGGAAGGTGCTCTAGATATTCATTTTCAAATACATACCCTGAATACTGGATATTATTTTGTTCACAATAGTTTACAATATAATTACGTTGTATATGAAGAGGGATATGCTTATCAAACTTACTATTATTAGATAAATAAATGGATGCATTGTTTGTTTTTACCTTTTCTTGTTCGTAT